ATTGGATAGATGCTGATGTATATTGTACAGCAGATATATCATTACTTACTTTAGATAGATGGATGCCTAATGATAAAATTGTAAGTTATTTAGGTAGATATGATAAACATAGCGAGTGTGGATTTATGGGTTTCAATCTACATCAAAAAACTACACTAGATTTTGTTCATCATTATGAAAAATATTTTTATAATAATAATTTAGATAAACTAAAAGAAACACACGATAGTCATGTTTTTGACGTAGCTAGAAAAACTTTTGGAAATATTGGATTATTTGAAGACTTGAATAATCAACGTACAGATGATAAAGCACCATTCAATAGTTCTGTACTAGATGGATACTTGACACATGCAAAAGGATCGGATAAAGATAGATTGATAATGAAAGCAATTAAAAGAGATAAAAATTTACAAGCAAAACAAAAAACAACAACTTTTAGATCAGATATCCACAGGAAGTAAAAAATTTAATATTTGCTTCACGTGCAACTTGTAATGCATTACCTTTATCAAACATATACATGTCATTAAACTTACTACTCCAAGATTGTATTGTTACATTTTTTCCTAATAACATACTCCAATACGCACCGTGATATGTATTAGTAATTACATTTTTATACTGTGCAATTTCACATAGCCAATCTTTAAGATTATCTTTGTCTGCAACATGCTTTATTGAATCGTATTCGGACTTAATTTTTATTTTATTATGTGCAATAGTTATTGTATCTTTTGTAGGTGTAATATTAATTGCAGTATCAAAAGCAGGGTGCATACAACTTGCACATGGTACCCAAGTATATCCTAAGCCGTAATCCCTTAATCCTACCTTTGCAAAGTTCTCCATATAAGAAGGTAATTTTGACTTTTGTTCTGTACCAACAAGTGTTGCCTTTTTAACATTGTCTGGATAATTGTTATGACCTGCTCCCCATAATATAACTTTGTTTTTATAAGAAATTTCTTTTATGATATCGTGCCATTTAGGTCTTCCTAATAATCCTCCTCCACCAATAATAATAGTTTCGTCAGTAACAAAAGGTTTTAGGTCTTTAATATCTAGTACTTCTTTACCAATATCAAAATAATGATTTGGTCTTGACCAATAGTCGCCAGGGTTATTTTTGTCATTACGATGTATAATGATTGCCATAAAACTATTTAACCATTAACCACGCATATAAATATAACTATGAAACATATCGTATTAGTCACTGGCGGCTTTGATCCTTTACACAGTGGACATATTGCCTACTTTAAAGAAGCAAAAAAACTTGGCTCTAAACTTATTGTTGGAGTCAATAGTGATGCTTGGTTAGTACGTAAGAAAGGCAGACCATTTATGCCAGGAGAAGAACGCATTGCAATTATTGAAGCATTAGAAGTTGTTGATGAAGTTATTACATTTGACGACAGCGACGGTAGTGCAACTGATGCAATACGTAAAGTAAGAACAATGTTTCCTAACACCGAAATAGTTTTTGCAAACGGCGGCGACAGAACTCCAGATAATATTCCAGAATTATTCGATGACGATACAGGTGAACTTACATTTGCGTATGGTGTAGGTGGAGACAACAAACAAAATTCTAGTAGCTGGATACTAGACGAATGGAAAACTCAAAAGACAGTTAGAGATTGGGGTTATTGGCGTGTACTAGATGACAAGCCTTTAAAAGGTTATAAAGTTAAAGAACTAGTTATTCATCCTAACAAAAGTTTGAGCGACCAAAAACATTTTAAAAGATCTGAACAGTGGATAGTGCTAGAAGGTAAAGTAAACATGGTCACAGACTGGAACGGTGTTGTTGATACTAGAGAACTTATACCTCACGGTATGCCTTATGAAATAAACAAAGAGGTTTGGCACAAGGCAAGTAATCCAGGTAACGAAGACGCCCATGTATTAGAAATACAATGGGGCGAATGTTATGAAGAAGATATAGAAAGAAGAGATTAATGAAAGTATTTGTAGGATATGACACAAGAGAAGATATTGCTTATCAAGTATGTAAGCACAGTATCGAAGCACGGAATAAAGATGTTGAAGTTATTCCATTGAAACAGCAAGAGCTAAGAGATACTGGTTGGTATACCCGTCCTGTTGATAAACTTGCATCGACAGAATTTACATTTACACGCTTCCTTATTCCCGAGCTTACAAACTTTAAAGGTTGGGCAGTGTTTATGGATAGTGATATGATTCTAACAACAGACATTAAAGAATTGTTTGATCTAGCAGACGACAAGTATGCTGTTATGTGTGTGCAACATGATTACAAAGTAAAAGAAACTACAAAAATGGATGGCCAAAAACAAACTATCTATCCTCGTAAAAATTGGAGTAGTATGGTACTGTGGAACTGTGAACATCCAAGTAACAAAGTTGTTAACCAAGACTTTGTAAATGAAGTTGAACTTAACGGTGCGTATATGCATAGGTTTAGTTGGTTAAAAGATGAGGAAATTGGTAGTATTGATCACACATGGAATTATCTTGTCGGCGTGTATGATGATATAGAAGTGCCAAAATTAATACACTACACTGAAGGTGGTCCTTGGTTTGAAAATTATAGAAATTGTGAATTTCATGAACTATGGAAGAAAGAACTTCAGGATATGATGAATGGCTGATATGCTTTGCATAGATCCAAGCGATGAAATAGTAACTAGTCTTGCTAAAGGTACTAATGGTATTTTCATAGATAAAAAACAACTCAAACACTATGATGAAAAAATACCTGTGTGTTTTAGAAGCCTAACTAAAAGAAAGTTAATGCGTAGTTTAGAAAAAACAAATAGAGACTTCTACTATATAGATAACGGATATATGGGCAATGCAAATCTAAAAAAATATTGGTTTAGAATAGTAAAAAATGATATACAACATGTGGGAAGATTTCAGGAAGTACCTAAGGATAGATGGGACGGAATGGTATCCGTTGCACCTTGGTTGAAATATCAAGGAAGAAAAGATCCACCAAAAGATGGCAGTATATTGCTAGTAACACCAAGCGGAAAACCGTGTGATTTTTACAACATCGATAAAGATAAATGGTTACAAGATACTATTACACTTATAAAAAAATACACAGATCGTCCTATTATTGTAAGACATAAAGAACTTAGAAAAGAAAGAATTGCTAATAATAGCATAGGTGCACAATGTTCAAGAGATAATATATGGGCAGTAGTAACTTATAATAGCATTGCGGCACTAGAAGCAGTGCATTATGGTATACCTGCTTTTACAATGGCGCCCCACGCTGGAGATATTATTTGCAACACAGATATAAGTAAATTAGAAGAACCTTTCTATCCGGATGAAATTATGGTACACAAGTTTTGGCATTGGATAGCATATTGTCAATACACGCCATTTGAGATGATGAATGGTAAGGCAATGAGAATTCAGAAGGAATATAATCTATGAGATTAACAGTAAATGCATATATGAAAGGTATTCCTCCTGGCAATTCAAATCCTGAAAAACCTAAACTACTAGAATACTTTATTGAAGGTGTAAATAGAAGCGGCGACGATGGAAAAGTTATAACTAACTTTCATCATTATCCAAGTGACGTAGCAGTATTACAAGGCTTTGTACATCCACAAAGCAAACACGTACCTCATTTAAATTTACGCAGAGAAGTTTTAGAATATCAAAAATCAAAAAGTAATAGAACTATTATTGCAGATGCAAATTTGTTTTTATATGCTGATCCAAAAAATTCGAGAACATATTTAAGATATAGTTATGATGGAATATTTTGCGACACAGGAGAATACTGCTGGAGTAATCCAGACCCTAAACGTTGGGAACAAATACAAAAAGACATAGGTATAAAATTACAACCAAATAGAAAACAAGGTAGCCATATACTAATTTGTTGTCAAAGAGACGGAGGTTGGAGTATGGAAGGTAAACATGTTATACCGTGGTTGCATCCTATGATACTAAGAATAAAAAGAGTTACAGATAGACCTATTCGTATTAGATTACATCCTGGAGATAAAAAAGCAAAGGATCATGCCTTAAAAATTAGTAGGTTAGGACACAAAGGAGTAACAGTAAGTGAAATAACTAAACCATTAATGGCAGACTTTCACGGAGCTCATGCTGTAGTAAATCACAATAGTAGTCCTACAGTTGCGGCGGCAATAGAAGGAATACCAGTGTTTGTAACAGATCCAACTAGAGCACAAGCAGGTCCTGTAGCACATACAGACTTGAATGAAATGGAGAATCCAAGATTGTTTGATAGAGAAACTTGGATACAACGACTAGCAATGTGCCACTGGCGTTTAGATGAACTACAGTCAGGAGCATGTTGGCAACATATGAGAAATTGGGCAAAATTAAAATGAAAATAACAGCAGTAACAACATTTCACCAACCAGGATTAGTAAAATACGGTCAACGTTTTATTGACAGCTATGCAGAAAAAGTAGATCCAAAAGTACAACTAAAAGTATATGCAGAGGATTGCTTGCCTGAATCAAAAGGTGGACATGTAGATATATATGATGCAAAGTATAATCTAACTAAACTTAATAAATTTAAAGAACGCTGGGGCAATGTACCAAAAGCAAATGGTAAGTGTCCTTGGCCGGAAAGACGTCCACGCGATCATCACAAAGAATTTAAATGGGACGCAGTGCGATTTGCAAATAAAGTTTATGCAGTTTTTCACGCCGCACAAGATAAAGAAACTGACTGGTTGGTATGGATTGACGCTGATACATATGTACACAAAGAATTAAGTTATGCAGAATTTGCCGAACTACTACCTAATGATAAATGGCTTACATTTGTAGGTAGAGGTAAAGATGCACGTAGTTGGCCAGAGTGTGGATTTTATGGAATGAACTTAAGACATCCAATGTGTATACAGTTCTTAAAAGAATTTGAAAGGTTTTATGAAGATGCCGATAATGGTATATTTGAATTGGAAGAATGGCATGACAGTTATGTGTTTGGACACATACTCAATCAATTAAGAAATATTGATAACAATGTATTAGACTATACTACAAACATAGTTAACAGAACTGCCAAAACAGGAGGCGGAGGACATCCGTTAATTAATTGTGTTTTAGGTACATGGTTTGATCATATGAAAGGCGGAAGGAAAGATTCTGGAAAAAGCCTAGCAAAAGATCTTGTTCAGCATAGACCAGAAGCATATTGGAATGAAGTTTAACTTACATGAAAGATTTGGTGCCCTTAATAGCAAGCCTGTTTTTAACGCCTTTCGTGATGGTGCTTTGGCTCTCGGTCATGATGTTGTGTCTGATAGTGATGATGGGATTGATGTCATTTGGAGTGTACTTTTTTATGGCAGAATGGGTGGAAACAAAGATACGTGGGAAAGAAATCAAAAACAAAACAAGCCCACAATAGTTTTAGAAGTTGGTGGTATTAACCGAGGAACAACATGGAAGGTAGGACTCAATGGGATTAACCGAGACGCTTTTTTTACTGATAGTGGCAACGATGATACTCGTAGCATACAGTTAGGACTAAAATTATTACCTTGGAATAAAGGTGAAAATATTTTAATATGTGGGCAACATGATAAAAGTCTGCAATGGACAAACATGCCACGTATGAGTAATTGGTTTTTGGATACTTACGATAAAATACGTGAGTATACAGACAGACCAATTATATTTAGACCACATCCACGCTGTAGATTAGAACATATAGAACGTGGATTACGTAATGTAATTAGACAGGAACCACAGCACATTCATGGTACTTACGACGATTTTGATATGGGGTTTAGCAATATACATGCTACTATTTCTTGGAGTAGCAACCCTGGCATTCATTCTGTCATCAACGGTGTTCCTAGTTTTGTTGGCCCTAGCAGTCTTGCTTATCCTGTAGCAAATGATTTATTAGAATTACACAATATTGAGACTCCTAAGATGCCAGAAAGACAACAATGGCTTAATGATTACGCACATACTGAATGGACACTAGAAGAAATTTCTCAAGGAATACCTATTAAACACTTGACATCTAAGTTAAATTAAAGTATAATAGCAATATGTTTAACGTAAAAACCATCGAGTGTTGTCTCGAAACTCTTGTATACGAACCTGCTTTTGTTATAGATAAAGCAGATGTAACCATACTTACAAGCATTGCAAGACAACTTAGAAAAGGCACAGCTCTAACTGATAGGCAATATGCTCTAGTTAAAACAAAAATGCTAGAATATAAAGCACAATTTGAAAAGCAGGACATAGATGTAGAACGTTATGTTAATGAATTACGTTTGCCTTTACGTACAATAGACAGAAGTCATTGGTTAAGAAAAATTAATGATACGTTACAAATACGTTTTCCGTTTAGTAAAAAAATTATAGATAGAATAGAAGAGATTAGAAGAATTGATCATAAGGTACATGGATACAAAGACCATGTGCATACTTTTCCATACACAGAAACATATCTCTTTCAATTGGTTACTATTGCTAAACGATTTGGCGAAAAGTTTGAAATAGAAAAAGATTTGTTAGATACATTTGCAATGTTAACAACAATGCAAGATAATAGAGAAGATTATATACCAGGTGTTTACAATTATCAAGTTAAAAATCTTCCTGCTAAAGGATTAGAATACTTACAAAAAGATTGTGGAGATATAAAAGAAAATTTAAGTCTATATTATGATAGAAGATTTTTGTATGGATTACATATATTTGATGAGCATGAAATACAAACAAGTTTAAAAAATTATTCAACATTAACAACTAAAATTATACAAAGAGAATTACCTAATATTTTTATAGGACAAAAGAAATATAACTTAAATAACTTAGTTGATGCAGTTGTAGAGTTACAACGTTATCCTATAATAGTAATATTAAGTCAAGACTCATTGCATATGCTTGAAGAATTTTATGAAGCAACTAAGGGTGTAATACCTGCTGAAGAACAAAGTGTATTGTTTAGATTAGATAACATGGATCAAGAAAGCAAAGACTTTAACAAATATATCCAAGTAAAAAAACTTAATAATTCGGTTGCAAAAAATACCAAAATAGTGTATATTAAAGATAATAAAGTTCCTAAACCTTTAGCAAATAGTGACTTCAAGCCTGCAATGTGTATAACATTTTCTAACTTAGGTCCTAGTGCTAGAAGTAAATCTTATGTAGAAAACTTAGATTTGTTGTTACACTATTACGATGAAATGGGAATGATAGATAGATATGCAAGTAGGAATTTTGAGATAGTATAATGGCAACATGTAAGTTAATAATAGAAGATGAAGTAAACATAAAACTAGAAGGACTAGAAGTAGACGTTCGACGTAAACTTGCAAACGCTTTGAAGTTTGAAGTTCCTTATGCACGTTATATGCCACAATATAAATTAGGACGTTGGGATGGCAAAGTTGCTTTCTTTGGCATTGGCGGTACAGGCTATGTCAATCATCTTGCTACAATTAGCGAAGTACTACAAAAAAATAATGTACAAATAGTTGATATAGAAGATCGAAGACATCCTATACAGTTAGAATTTAAAGATATACAAGAAGATTTCTGGGGTAACTTAACCTGGCCAAAAGGTCATCCTGCCGAAGGCGAACCGATACGATTAAGGGATTATCAAGTAGAGGTTGTTAACAACTTTTTGCAAAATCCTCAAGCATTGCAAGAAGTGGCTACAGGCGCTGGAAAGACTATTATCACAGCCACACTATCGAAGATCACAGAACCATATGGACGTAGTCTTGTTGTAGTCCCTAATAAGAGTTTGGTAACACAAACCGAAGATGACTACATTAACTGTGGACTTGATGTTGGTGTATATTTTGGCGACAGAAAAGAGCTAGGCAAGACTCACACAATTTGTACTTGGCAAAGTTTAAACATACTTGACAAGAAACATAAAGACGGCTCAGCCGTATTGAGTCTTGCAGAGTTTTTAGAAGGTGTAAGCACAATTATTATTGACGAAGTACACCAAGCAAAAGCAGAAGTTTTAAAAAAACTACTAACACACAATTTACGTAATGCTCCTATACGTTGGGGACTTACAGGCACTATACCTAAAGAAAAGTTCGAATTTGAAAGTATTCACGCTTCGTTAGGTCCAGTTATTGGTAATATAAGTGCAAAAGAATTACAAGACAAAGGTGTACTATCACAATGCCATGTTAATGTTGTACAACTAATGGACACAGTATCGCATAGTGATTATCAATCAGAATTAAAATATCTTGTTACAAACAAAGAAAGAATAGAATATATAGGCAAATTATTAAACAATGTAAAACAATCAGGCAACACGTTAATACTAGTAGATAGAATATCAGCAGGAGAAATGCTTGCTGAACTTATACCAGAGTCGACCTTTGTAAAGGGCGATGTAAAATTAAAAGATAGGAAAGAAGCATACGATGAAATTAATGAAGGAACTAACCACGTGGTTATCGCAACCTATGGAGTTGCGGCGGTGGGAATTAATATTCCACGCATTTTTAATCTCGTCCTTATTGAGCCTGGCAAGTCTTTTGTAAGGGTAATTCAAAGTATAGGTAGAGGCGTAAGAAAGGCAAAAGACAAAGACTTCGTGCAAATATGGGATCTTACATCAACATGTAAGTTTGCGAAGCGGCACCTTACACAGCGTAAAAAGTTTTATAAGGAAGCAGAGTACCCTTTTACAATAGAAAAAGTGGATTGGAAATAAATGAGAATATTAACATTAGAAAATGAGCCACTAGATCTACAACAATTACCTGATGAGTTAGAAGAAGATATTAGATTCAGTATACTAGATAATTCAGATGCAAAGGAACCAGATTTCTTTTATGTTCCTTTAATATTTTTAGAATCATTTAGTAGTCCAGCGATTGTTTTAGAGATAGCAGGCAAAGAAGTAATGATGCCAATTGATTGGCATATGGCAGTAGGTTGTAGCGAAAGTGGAAATGATTTAGAAGTTTTACAATTAACAAGTATAGCAGATAGAGGCTTTGAAGCATTTTTATATAATCCTCTTACCAGCTTTAAGCCTGACTTTGGTGACATAAAGGTAACTAATTTTTATAATGATGTTAAATGGTTTTTTCCTAAAGTAAAAAATGGACAACTATTAACTGTTCCTATTACAATGGATAAAGATCCTTTGTGTGCATATTTTATTAGAGATGTTACACGCCAAACAGAATTAATTGATTACGGAAAGTTGTTTTAATGGACGAAGATTTTATTAGGATATATGATAACAGGATACCTGAAGAGCTTACTAATGAATTAGTAAGTTGGTTCCAAACATCTAGCACTAGTGGTAGAATGGTACAAAGAAATAGCAGTGCTATTTCAGATACACAAATTGCACTTGACGGAGTACGCAAAGACTTTGTAGACAACATCTATAATTGCTTAGGTCCTTGTTTAGAAGAATATGCAAATGATTTTCCATACTTAAAGAATAGAGACTTAATAAGTAGTTTGTGTATCATGCAACGCACAGAGCCTAAGTCAGGTGAAGGTTATCATTTATGGCATGCTGAACGATTCGGTGAAGCAACAGTTGAACGTGTATTAGCATGGACAATATATCTTAATGATGTCAAAGAAGGCGGCGAAACAGAATTCTTATATCAGGGCAAAAGAGTAAATGCTAAACAAGGTAGAGTAGTTATTTGGCCTGCTGGTTGGACACACTTACATAGAGGTAATCCACCTCTAAGCAATACAAAATATATATTAACAGGTTGGGTAGTAGGCAACGGTGATATGCTAAACTTTAGATTAGGCCAACACAACTTAGATCAATGAACGTAGAAGAATATAATAAAATACATCAAAATTGGTTCTTTGATACACAATATCAAGACTACGAACAGTTCCTTGAGTTGTTCGATATTGAAAAGCGTCCTAGTTACAAATACAAATTACCAACAGGTAGTTTAGATGCTGACAGTTACAGTGATAAAGAATTTGAATATCCACATGATATTGATCAAGGTGCGTATGCAAACTTTATAAAAGAAACTGTGCAAACACAATTTCCATTGAAAGATATCAAATTATTACGTACATGGTGGGTGCATTATCCAGCATTTAAAAATTGTTTTGTAGGTGTACATAGACATGAAAGTCCTAATGTGTTTACTACTGTCTTATTTTTAGAAGGACACATATCAGGAAATCATATGCTAGAACCAGGAACATTGTTTGCCATTGTTAATGATGGACAAAAGACTAAAATGGAAACTTGGGATCCTGTGCCAGGCACAGTGGTACTAATGGACGGTATGGTATATCATGGAACATATCCTACACAGTTTGATAGAAAAGTTTTAGTTTGTGACTTTGAATACCAGATAGGAGAAAAAGAATGAAAGCAGGAAAAATATGGGGTCAGACAGAACTCATTCATGCTAACGGTGTATTAGAGTTTCACCGTATTGAATACAAAGCAGGTTACAAGTGTTCGGAACATGAACACAAATATAAATGGAACGGATTCTATGTTGAATCGGGCAAGATGGTTGTTCGAGTTTGGCAAGATGGGGATCAGGATGGATTAGTTGATGAAACTATTCTTGGTCCAGGCGACTTCACACAAGTGAAGCCAGGTAAAATTCACCAGTTCGAAGGTTTAGAAGACGGTGTCGCTTTTGAACTTTACTGGGCTGAATTTAATCATGACGATATCGTTCGTCGAACAGTAGGCACTACAGTAAAGAAAAAATAGAAGGAGAACTTATGTTCGGAAAACTTTTAGAAGGTGTAGACAAGACTCTAATTAGGAATCTTGTAATACTACACACCCTAGTAATTGCAGTAAGTAATTACTTGGTTACAATTAGATTTAATGTGTTCCCAGGTGCAGACTTGCCATTGTTTGGTGAGTTTCCATTAGCGGCGGCCGCATTTACATTTCCAATTGTAGTCGTTGCAACTGACCTTACAGTACGTATGGTTGGTAAGCAGGCAGGTAGAGCTGTTGTAGCGATGGCGATTATTCCTGCTATCATTGCATCAGTGTTAGTATTACTTGCACTAGGCGATGAACATGCATACAGAGTAGGTATTGCATCAGGTACTGCATATGCAGTAGGTACAATGCTTGACGTATATGTGTTCCAACATATTAGAGAGAAGTATACAGATATGTGGTGGGCGGCACCAGCAATTTCAACTATTGCGGCCAACATCATTGATACATACACTTTCTTTTACACAGCGTTTTATCCAGCACCGTGGGTTGGACCAGTAGCATTCAACAATACACTAACAAAAATTGTTGTAGGTTTAATTGTGTTCCTACCAGCGTATGGACTATTACTAAAATACTTGAGAAACAAAATGGGTGTAGATCCATTAGTTTTAAAAGATGAAGTAAAGCCAAAACGTGGACGTAAGCCTAAGGCTTCTAAGTAAGTTGGGGAGTTTACTCCCAAATGAACCTTTGATATACGAGCGAGCTAACGGAGTTACCTATGCTCGTTATCAGAACAGACCCGAGATCGACCGTTGGATTGTAGGCGGTGATCCGGGTGCTGTTGCTAAAGCACAAGGTAACTTTTTTGATTATACAGAATGGCAAACCTTGTGCGAACTAGCAGAAAATAACATAACTCTAAAAAAACAACTTGACAAATTAGTGAATACATACTATATTATTAAAACACAGGAAATAAAAAAATGAAATTAAACATTAATAATATAGGTGGAGAAGTTGCCAAACAAGATGAAAGATATGTTGTAAAAGATAATACAACACTAAAGAATTTAGTAGTAAGTAGCACTAGACTACAACCACGTAAATCAACATCAGGACACAAGCATGAAGGCCAAGAAGAAGTATATTACTTTATTGAAGGTACTGGTAAGATGGAACTAGATGAAGATACTATCAAAGTTCAGCCCGGAGATGTTGTACTAATTGAAGATGGAGTATTCCATAGAGTACACGCCGGCATGAACGAAGAATTATATTTTGTATGTGTATTTGACGGAAGGAGATCACATTGAGAATTATAGCAGGACCTTGCCAACACGAAACACTAACTGATAGTCTAATGATTGCAAAAGAATGTAAACGTGTATGTGATAAGCATGATATAGAATATGTGTTCAAAGCAAGTTTTGATAAAGCAAATAGAACAAATGTAAATGGTGTACGTGGCGTAGGTTTAAAAACTACAATGGAAGACTTTCGTGCAATTAAAAAAGAAGTAGGCTGTAAAACTATAACAGATGTACACAACCAAAATGAAATTTTAAAGATAGCCGCATACTATGATGATGCAGTTGATGTAATACAAATACCTGCATTCTTATGTAGACAAACAGATCTCATACAAGCGGCATGCAAGACAAACAAAATAGTAAATATTAAAAAGGGACAATTCTTAGCACCTTGGGACGTAGAAGGAATAATAAGTAAGACTGACGGAGCAAAAGAAGTTTGGATAACAGAAAGGGGAACAAGTTTTGGCTACAACAGCCTTGTTGTTGACTATACTGGTCTTATGTATATGCTCGACAATATTAACGCTGATATCGTGTTTGATGTTACCCACTCTGTCCAAAAACCCGGGGGACTTGGGACTAGTTCGGGCGGCAATCGTGCTTTCGTGCCTGGGCTGGCTCGTAGCGGGTCTGCTCTTGGCATCACTTCCTTCTTCCTCGAAGTCCACCCTATGCCTGATGACTCGCCAAGTGACGGGCCAAATATGCTTTTACTAGATAACTTTGAAAGGGTCGTCGATGAAATCGTGCGTTATTCTTATACCGGCTAGAGTAGCAAGTACTAGGTTTCCTGATAAACCTCTTGCCAAATTAAATGGTGTGCCTATGGTTAGACGTGTATATGATAACTGCCCTGCCGAAATTGATACCTTTGTACTTACAGATGATGAACGTGTTGCAGAAGTTATACCTGAAGGACAAACGATTATAGATAATAGAGATTATCAAAACGGCACTGAAAGATGCTTTGGAGCTCTTTCACGATTACCTACAGAGTATGATAAAGTAATAAATGTACAAGGCGACATGCCTGATATTACACGTAAGATTGTTAAGTCTGTAAGAGACAAATTAGATTTATATGATGTAGCAACTGCATATACTACTATGCCAAAAGAGTTGCAAAAAGATCCAAATACTGTTAAACTAATACGTACTGGAGATTACGCACATTGGTTTTGCAGAGCTAAACTTGCATATGGTGATTGGCATCTTGGCATATATGGATACAGGTCTGGACTTGCACAAATACTAAAAGAATCAAAACCTAGTGCAGAAGAAGAGGCAGAACAATTGGAACAATTACGTTGGATACAAAACCATGTAGAAATAGGCTGTGTTGAAGTTGACTTTAACGGCACAGAAATTAACACACCAGAGGATTTAGACAAGTGGCACAAACAAAACTCCCAATAAAAGATATACTAGCGGCCATTGATATGGGTGCAAAGAACGTGTGGGACGAAATAACAGATGACGAGCGTAAGCAAGTAAGTTTTTGGTTGCTGAATAGATATGTAAGTTCTGTAGCAGGCAACAGAGAAAAACAAGAGCTTGCACTATTTAAAACAAACGAATATTACAATAAAAATTATATGGTTGTGAGTAAACATCCTAAACTACAATGGCAACTACTATGCTTATCCGGTAACACAGGAAAGATAGAATATCATCCTTGGATAGGTGTAAAGAAGAAAGAAGGTAAGAACATTGCCGCAGGCATAAAACTTATCAAACAAATTTATCCTAATATGAAAGAGGACGAGGTAGAACTACTTGCTGGAACATCTACAAAAAAAGAACTCAAAGAATTGGCTGAAGGACATGGTGTCGACATCAAACTCTAAGCCCTATGTATGTGAATACTGCGGCACTGGCTATACAAGAGAAAAGACTCTTGCAGTGCATATGTGCGAACAGAAACGTAGACACTTACAAAGAGATGAGAAGCGTGTACGTTTTGGACACTATGCTTTTCAACGCTTTTATAAATTAAGTGCAGGTGCTAAGAAAGAAAAAACATATGAAGAATTTTGTAAGTCACCTTACTACAATGCGTTCGTCAAGTTTGGGTCGTTTATCAATAATGTGCGTCCTTTATATCCTGAGCGTTATATTGATCATGTCGTAACAAGTAGAGTTAAACTTGATCATTGGTGTAAAGAAGAAATGTATGAGAAGTATGCAGTTGATCTTATACGTAAAGAAGGTGTAGAAACTGCACTAGAAAGAAGTGTAATGACTATGATGGAATGGGCAGAAGAGAATGAACCTGCGCCATGGAATCATTACTTTGCACATATAAGCCTAAACAGAGCAGTGTGGCATATTAAAGACGGTAAAATAAGTCCATGGCTCATATTAAATTGTAAAAGCGGAAAAGAGATGCTAAGTAAATTTAATGACGAACAGTTGGGTATGATTTATCACGTTATGGATCCAGAACATTGGGCTATGCGTTTTAAACGTAATCCAAAAGATGTTGAACTTGTTAGAGATGTAGCACAAGAAAGTAAACTATGAAACTATTATATTACCCAAATGAATTTTTAGATAAAAAAGTCAAAGACGTAAACTTAGATGATCCAGGTTTTGATCCTGTAAAAGTAAAAGAAGAGATGACTAAAATTATGCTAGACAACAACGGCATTGGACTAAGTGCTAACCAAGTTGGACTAGATGCACAATTATTTGTTATGGGCGATAAAGAAGAAAATACTATTATTTGTATTAATCCGCAAATACTACAACATACTCAAGACACAGCAGTTGACGTAGAAGGTTGTTTAAGTTTTCCTAATATGTATGTTAAAGTATCTCGTCCAAAAGAGATACTAGTAGAATTTTTCGATCATGAATTGAAAAAACAACAAGTAAAAATAGATGGCTATAGTGCAAAATGTTTCTTGCATGAATGGGATCATTTACAGGGTGTTACTTTTAAAGATAGAGTAAGCAAACTAAAATGGGACATGGCCAAAAAGAAAGCGATAAAGATAGCAAAGTATGCCTAACGATAAAAACAAAGATAAAGACTACACAACTCCGTCACCAGCAGAGTTACAAAGACAACTTGACGAACGCATGGCGAAGTTTTTAGCAAAGGGTGGTAAAGTAGAAAAACTTAAACCTATGGAGCCTACTAAACAACAACTAAAGAGTTGGACAATATAAATGCCTGATATTGATATTGATTTTGCAGACAGAGAACATATCTTAAATAAGATACAACACCGTGTGGCAAAGTTAGATACTGATAAAAAACACAACACTGGCGTTTACGTAACTGAGTGTCCACACAACCCTGTAGACAACTTGTCTACAATCGACTATAAGACAGCAGAAGAACGAGGATACTTTAAATTAGATTTTTTAAATGTGTCTATTTACAAAGAAGTAAAAGACGAGACACATTTAATCAGCCTAATGAGAAAGGAGCCACTATGGGAACTATTGGAGCATCAGGACTTCGTCGATCAAGTCTTTCACGTAAGCGGTCACAGCGATCTATTGAAACAATTGAAGCCTACCTCGGTAGAACAATTGGCGGCGGCCCTAGCAATAATTCGTCCAGCCAAAAGACATCTAGCGGACAAAGATTGGCAAACGATAATGAAAGAAGTTTGGATAAAACCAACAAACGGTGAATATTATTTTAAGAAGGCACATGCTGTAAGTTATGCTATGGCATGTGTCGTACACATGAATCTATTATGTGAAACTTTACAGTCTACTTAGGCTTACGCATTAGTTGAATACTTTTACGTTTTACTCTTTTAATTGCAAGATTACTTAAATCAACAGTTGGACCGTGTGTCACTTTAACATCTTTTGTGTTCATAGTTTGTAACACATACTTAAACGGATCCATATCCTTTTTCAAAAATATACTAATAGGAATCATCCTATTAGATTCCCACCACCAGTCTTCACCACATTTTATAAAGTGTTTCTTTTGAGAGTCATCACGTATATCTGTATATACATACATGCTTGTGATACTACTGTCTTGGTTGTTTATTATGCCAATATATTCCACACCGCCATAAGTCACCACACTTAAAAAAGGATAATTGTCTTCTAATTCTTTTCTTAACATAAATTTCCGATAAATATAATATGCAACTAACGTCAAGGTATTTAGCAACAAACAAAACCGTCCTAGTCTTAGATGAATGGGCAGGGACTCTAACGGAGTATAGGAAAGTGTACAACAGACAACTAAAAATTATTAAAGGTATAGACAATGTTCTTACTTTTGAAATAAAAAATCAGGATCAAAAACCTGTAAGTATTTTAAATACATATACAGCAAAATTCAAAGCATTTGATGAATCAAATACTTGTGTTTTAGAAAAGACAGGTACTATAAAAGAAACATCAACACCTAATTATAAAGGGCAATTTACAGTAACTATATCTGATAATGATACACTTAACCTTGACGGGCAGTATCTAACATACTTTGTTTACCTTGTAGATAGTAACAGTAATGACGTAATTACATATGCAGATGCACAGTTTGGTGCAAAAGGAACAATTGAACTTGACACAGGCACATTGCCTGGTCCTAAAGAATCATATAGTATTAGTCAATTTACGGAAACAAGCTCAGAAGTTTATACAAGCGAGTCAGTACAAGCAGAACCAGCTCTAAATGGTAATGAAGCATTGCATACTACAGCAATATATACAACAGGATATACAGGTGATGTTACAATACAGGCAACACTAGAAAATTTAGTAGACAGTAATACAAATTGGGTAGATGTTAGTACAGCAACATTAACAAATCCTACAGAACCAACATACATTAACTTTAATGGTGTGTTTAGTTGGATACGTATCAAGCACGAGCCTGTAGCCGGAACTATAGATAAAGTATTAGTACGCAATTAAATACCTTGTGTTTGAACAAGATATTAAAGAATGGATCAACAATTATCTCAGTGAAAAGTTACCTGAGCATAATAACATAGCAAGATGTCCTTTTGCAGGTCCTGCACTTCAACAAAATAAAATAAGTTTCAATACCTGTAATGCTTATGATAGGCTACTAGGTGCAATAGATTATACTGCAAGTAATTGGAATATTGATGTTGCAATATTTTTACTAGACTTTCCAGTAACTAGAGATGAATATACTACAATGCATAACGAAATATCTGAGCTATATAATCAGGACAAATATATGTTTGTAGATGAAACACAAACGTTTAATGATACGACATACAACTTCATACTCATGCATGACTTTGAGCAAATGCAAAAAGCAAAAAAAGATTTACAAAAACAAGGCTATTATAACCAATAAAGGTTGACAACTGGCTACGCAGACACTATAATACATAGTATGAGTGTAGTCGTAGAAACAGTTCTGACTTATTTGCCTGCTAAAAGGAAAACAACTCCTAGTGGGTGGACTTCATTCAACGCTCCGTGTTGTCATCATAACGGCCACACAGCAGACAAGAGACAACGCGGCGGCGTAATTCAAAATGATGATGGTATAAGTTATCATTGTTTCAATTGCGGATTCAAAGCAAGTTGGAAGCCTGGTAGACCATTTTCACACAAGATGCGTAAGTTACTACAATGGATGAGTACGCCTGACGATATAATCAATAAGGTAGCACTAGATGTTATGCGTGAAAATGAAGGTGTAGAAATACAAAAGCACAAAGCACTATTGCCTAGTTTCTCTACTGTTCCACTTCCAGAGACTGCACGTAAATTACAAGACTGGGCAGACTATTGTGCTTTAGAGCCAACAGGTGTTGATAAAAACTTAATTAAAATATTTGAATATATGAAGGATCGTAATTTGTATATAGATGATACAGATTACTATTGGACACCAGAACTTGCATATAGAGATAGACTTATTATACCTTTCTATTACGAAGGGCGTGTAGTAGGTTGGACTGCACGTACTATACAAAAAGATAAGAAGCCTAAGTATCTAACTGAAGTACAGCCTGGATTTGTATATGGACTAGATGAGCAACGACACAACAAAGTGTTTACTATTGTGTGTGAAGGACAAATAGATGCTATACATGTTGAAGGATGTGCATTAGGAGGAAGTGAAATATCAGAGCAACAAGTCATGCTTTTGAATAAACTACAAAAGCAGATCATAGTTGTACCTGATAGAGACAAGGCTGGGAGCAAACTAATTAGCCAAGCAATTGAGCTAGGCTGGAGTGTTAGTATGCCTGAATGGAGCCAAGATATAAGTGATATAGGTGACGCAGTGAATAAGTACGGACGTCTATATACACTTTATAGTATTGTAACTGGTGCAGAGGAATCTTCACTAAAAATTAAATTAAGGCAGAAAAAATGGTTTACATAAAAAAGATATGGGAATGGGTAACTTGGCCTATTTCTGAATACAAACGTAAACAACTAATCAAGAAAAGAATTGAAGAGTTGAAGAAGCAAGATCCGTTTATATACAAGTGAGGAATCATATGATTATATGGGGAATGGTTGGCAATAGCCATGACGCTAGTTTAGCCGTCTTTGATACACATATTGCAGGACTAACAGATCACAGACGCACAGATCTATTATGGGCAAGTTTAGCAAAAGACTTTAGCAAGGTACCTAATGATCCTAATCCTAATTGGACACAATTAGAAGTTGCACGTCAGAGCTTTGGACCACCAGATAAAATTGTTTGGTATGAACGTCCTTTCTTAAAAACACTACGTCAGTGGAGAGCAGGACAAGGTTGGCTATACAAAGAAAATAATATTAAAGAATATCTTGCACGTTGGGATATCAATCATCCTATTGAATATACACAACATCATGAGTCACATGCGGCATACGCATATTATACACAACCACATGACGACTGTGCAGTAATATGTTTAGACAGTATT